CAGCCACCAACGGAGCCTCGCAGCGGGAACCCGTTGGCGTTTGGTGGCGTCTCATGGTGAATCAGGGCTACCTCATCCTGAAACACGCCCCGGAAATCCTTGCGCTCACCCCCAGCGTCGATCGTCGCCGCCTCCAGGGCCCTCTTGAGGATGTAGGTGTTCACCGTGGCCGAGGACCAATCTGGGATGTGGGCGTAGTCGGACTCGGTGTCCGTCGTCACAGCCTCGCGGACCACCTGGGCTCCATCTCCCCGGACCATCTTGGTCATGGGCACCACCACATAGTCCACCCCGTTGACCGCATCCAACGCCCGGATGACATCGGACCGCCGAACAGCCACCCCAAGGCCGAAGACACCGAAGAGGCGGGCCAAGGCAGTACGAATGCCTGCATCCACAACCGGCTGCTTAGTGTTTCCTAGCAGGACGATGGTGGCCGAGATGTCTACGGGGACCTCCACGGCCCACTTGGCGATGGCGTCCGCTGTGATATGGGAGTCCGCGTCGATGACCTCCTGCACCACCGAAACGACCGCATTGGTCGTGTACTCCACGGTGAAATTCTCATCGTGGGAGTAGTCGACGAGGACCGATTGCCCCTCTGCGATGAGACTGTTGTCGGTGAGCACCACACCCAGAGGAGTCGTTTCATCACCGAAGACGAAGGTGAAATCCTGCTGCGCATCTGTCGAGAGAGGGCCATTGTACTCGATGGTGCGATCGTCGTTGAAGATCCGCACGGTCAAGTAGATGGCACCCAGGTTGTTGAGGTACTCGATGCCGTCCAGGAACGAGTGGTCCTCATCGGTCACCACGATGGGGGTCGAGGACGGGACCGTTGTGCCCTCATCGTCGAGCGGGTCTGTGACCTGAACGTAGTCCCCAGCCAGGGTGGACCGCCCAAGCTCCAGTGGGTCGCTCGCCCGGAAGAGGTCGTAGACGCCTTCAATGAGGGTGCCCGTCTGCTCGCCCACGAAACTCGTGACGTCGATGACCGGCTGCCTGGTCAACACGAACTTGTCGGAGGTCCGGTAACGATATGAGCCCCGGAACTCATCGGTAAGGCCGTGAGCCAGTGGGTCGTTGTTGTCGGTAGAGAGCTGGATCTGGTCGGGGGCAAGAATCTCCACGTCGGTCAGGTCGAATTGGTAGCCCTTCGTGACGTTCTCGAAGATGAGGTTCAGGTCCGGCAGGTTGAGCATCTCGATGAGCGGGTTTTCATCACTCAGGGCCAGGTCTATTGCCCTGAACCGAAGGTCAGAGGTAGCCCCCACGGGCTCGAACTGTTGCCGCTCCCGCGTCTCGAACGAGAAGGCGAAAACGTCCGTGACCTTGGCCTCAGACTCGCCTCGGAGGTACAGGTCCACCTTGCCACCAACGTGCCGCCCGTCCTCGTTGCGGTCCCGCATCATCAGAGCATGGCCCGCAGAGATGACGGCGACCTGTGCAACGCCTGGGGTGTTGATGGCGTTGTTGATGTAGCCCTGGAGCGTACCCGAGTCCACCGAGGACAGGACCCGCAAGGCCTCCAGAGCGAGGTCGCGGTTGCTCTGCCTGTCGGTGCCCCCAAACGTGCGGGACTCGTTGGTCACTCGGACGTTGAGGTCGTTGCCGGAGATGACCGTGATCTGGTTGGGGGCTAGGTTGCCAGCGGTGCCTGCCGCATCCGCCTGGATGTAGGCCCGGCCGTAGTAGCGGCCTGTGGACGGGTTGAAGTTGCGACCCACGCCCGTGGTCGTGATGAGGCCTGTAGACGTGCTGCGGAACTCAACGCCACCACCCGAGAGGACGGTGCCGATGCTCTTGGTGATGGAGGTCGTCGGGCGGTCGGTGACGAAGAACGTGACCTCGCCGCGAGCCCGCTTACCACCATCACGGGTGACACCATGGTTGCTGGCGAGCTTCTCGAAAGCATTGTCGATGATCTGCTGCACCTGATCATCGGTCGTCAGGTGAAAAGCCTCGCGCAACGCCTGCTTGTAGCTCGACTGGTTCACCGGGATCGAGTCACCCGTCAGCGTGGGGTCATCGATGAGCAAAAGCGTGGCGAAGCTCTGTGCATTGTGCAGAAAATCGATGATGAACCGGATACGGTCCGCCTCGAACGCGAACGGGTCGATGACCGTATCCCGCAAGGCCGAGCCTGGATCCACCCGCACTTGTGGTTGGGTCCGGTAGATGGAACTCACTTGCTGGCGGACAATCTGCTGACGGCTCACCTGCGGGAACGATCCCACTGATGGCACGATGCGCAAGGGTGACCCCAACACCTCCGGCGAGAAGAAGCTCTCGTACTCCACGCCACTGATGAGGTGAACTGCGGTGACGACGTAGTAAATCGGGTCCTCATCTGGGACCGTGGACACGGCGGAGTGTGACAAGGCCGGCAGCTCGCTCTCCAACGTTGCCTGGCGGTCATGCTCGAAGCTGTATCGCAACGTCTCCCGGACGGTCTTGATAGTGGTGCCTATGCGAAGGCGGGTGGTCGTCTCAGGGACTTCGAGCTGCTCGTCGAAATCCACGGATAGCTCAACGTCGTCGAGGTCTTCTTGTGAGCCCCGCACCCTGAAAAACAGAGGGTCCGCCACATGGGACCCCTCGCTGTCCAGCGCAATGTCGGCGTCTACGTCCAGAGTCGCCAGGTCTTCTTCGACCTCCACCGTCTCACCCGAGATGATCATCGACGGGTTGATTCGGTAGTAGCCTACCTCGCCGCCGCCCGGCTGTGGGCTAGCGTAAAAGTGGTAACCGACCACGTTGTCATTGTCGGTCAGGCCTTCGACGGTGACGGTGACGGTCGAGTTGAACCGCTCGATGTAGATGCCCGTCGGGGCCTCCACCAAGTCGCCGATGTCCTCCTCGACGGAGAGGTGGGCGCTGAGCACCGCCTCCTGGGTCGCCGTCCCGTTCGAGAGGATGGCCTTGACCCGAATGTCGTTGGTCCCCGCGAGGAGCTGAATCCCGTCAGGATACGCCGACGGGTTGGGGACGGTGAACCTCGTCCCCTCGAACGTGATGAAATCCGGGTCGCTGGAGAAGGTGCCCCCACGAATGGACACCTGCACATCCACCGTGTCCGCCGGCAGGGTGCCGGTGAAGAACTGCTGCGAGACCGTCGTGGACAGGATGTAGTCTTGCCGGAAGAGGCCATCAAGCCCCTGGAACTCAGGGTAGTTCGCCATTACTGGCCTCCCGTCAGGATGTTGCGGTCACCCCGGAACGTGTCCCAGACCTGCTCTGTCCCGAGTCCAGCGGCTTCCGTTCCAAGCATCAAACCGTTGGTGCCCATCAGGGCAACCACCTCGGGCACCGTGTAGACAATACTCAGCTCAATGGGCTGCCCAGAGGCGTTCTGCACCGTGATCTCGATCTGGAACGTCGTCGGGTCTTGCCGGTGCCTTTTCACGTTTACAGCCAACACCGCGTACAGTCGCTCTTTGAACGACATCTGCTGGTACTTCGCCTGCTCCGTCTGGAGAGCCTGTACCCGGCTCAGGGCCTTGCGGACCTCTTCGGAGAGCACCGAGGCGACACCCGAGAGCGCCTTGCTCCCGATGCGCTCGCGGATGGTCGTCCCGTACCAGGGGAAAAACGAGTTGGACCCCACGTCCGTCAACAGAATCTTGAGGGCCGCCTGGTAGAGCAAGTCCTCGTTCTGGATGAGAATCAGGCTGCCTGTGGCATCGAACCGGAAGTCGTTCTCGACAAACGAGGCCTGGCACCGCAAGCATCGCTGCACCGGCATCGAGTAGCTCACCTTGAGCATCGGAGTCGTGCGGAGCCTTTTGCGGAACCGGACGAAACGGTTCGTGATGGTGTCCGGCCGCAAGTACAGATCCCAGCCGGGGTATACCTCTTGCCCGAATGCCGACCGCTGCCGTCCCGAGGCCTGAGACGTCTGGCCAGGCTGGCAAGGTTGACCGAAGCCCAGGCTGCTTGTTGCCGTGCCAGACACCTTGACGTAGGCCTTGGGGCCTAGCTGACTAGGGTCCACCAGGATCAGGAACCCATTGTCCTTGCGTGCTTCGACGTGCTCCCACCCGGCTTTCTGGATGTGGCGGATCACCTGGTCGGTGCTCAGCCGGGAAAGGGTGGCCACGCCAAAGGAGAGCGTGCCGATGCCTGCACTCGTCTCGACCGTGAGCGTGTCCTCGTTGGGCCGGATGTCGTAGGGGCCTGACACCGAGCTGGACAACACAGCAGCGGAGAACACGCCTCCCGGTGGGATAAGGAAATCGTTATTGACGCGGATCTGCACCTGGCCCAAGGACGCGATGGGTTGCCGGGTTTCCAGCGACACCCGGTCATCCGAAAGGGGGACCACCTCCTCCACCGCAAGATGTGGACATGGCCAGGCCAACTGAAATTCGATCGACATCGTTCTCCTAGACTCTCATCCTCTGCGGCCTATAGGCCCGAAACCG